ACAAAACCTAAAAACAACAACAATACAATCCACCATTTAGTTTTATTCAACAATTCTAAAATTTTAATATAATTTATCATTTTATTTTTTTAACCTTTCAACAATATTAGTAAAGCCCTCAATAGATATATAAGCTGTTGCAACTATTGTCCAATTATCTCCATCAAGTTTTGCTAAAAACAAACCTGCAGAAGCTATTACGAATACCGTTAGTTTTCTACTTAACCACTTATTTAAAAATAAATCTATTTTTTCTTTATTGCTCATTACTCTGCTATTTCTTTTTTAGGCATTAATGTTTCAATAGCTTGTGCTACATAAACAGCATCAGCTAATTGTAACAAACCGCCTTTTTGTGCTAAATGTGCAACTTGTACTAAAATTTCAATAGCTTTTTTAGTTTCCATAACTTATTTTATTAAATTTTTTAATTCTTTAATTTGTGTTTGTTGTTCTTGTATAGCTTGTATTAATACAGGTACTAACATTGAATAATCAACACTTTGCATTCTTTCTCCGTCTTTTTCTCCGAATACAGCTTGTGGAATTACTTCTTGCAGTTCGTGAGCCATTACACCAAACGCCCTTTTATCTTCTGACTTCCATTTATAATCATAAACGTTTATTGCCGAAATTAAATCTAAACCATTTATTTTATTTAAATCTTCTTTCAATCTATAATCTGAAACACTTGTATAAGCTACACTTGTAGTTGAAGAAAAAATATAACCAACTTGAACACCTGAATTATTTGTAAAATGTATAGGAATACTATCAGCACTATTTGACCTAAAATTTAAACCAAATTCTAAATAACTATGTAAAATTTGAACTTTTGCATTTGTTCCGTAAATTGCACTAGTTGTGCCAATTAACAAAGCCGAACCATTGTCAAATATCTGACTATTTTCTAACGCATTAGTTCCGTTAAATCTTGGGACATAATTATCTGTACCAATTCCACTAATTCTATTAGTATATAATTCGTCAAAATTTTCATCTGTCTTTATAAATGCACCTCTTAGGGTATCTCCTGTGCCATCGTTTGCTGCTGCACCTACGTTTATTATCTGTTGAGCCATTGGTATATGTTATCTATTGTTGTTTTAATTGTATCTATTGTGTAATTTATATTATCAATCGTAATTATTATAATTTTTTTTTTAAATTAGTATCTCCACTATGGCTATACTCATAAATTTTACCCCAATTATTATTACTGTTAAAAGCACCTTGACCCCAATAAATTAAATTATTGTTTGCAGCTTGTCCCCAACTATTTGCCATTGTTACATTTTAAAGTTTCTACTTTTTTTAACTGTTCTACTTTAGCTAAATATAAATTTAGCTTCTTAAAGTTTTTAATCTTTACGTTATTATAAATACCAACCGCCATAAAAATTATTTGTATCAGGATTTACATCCTCGTTATTGTTGTTATTATACTCAGGGTATGTATTTGTATTATAACACATAAAATCTATAAAACGCTGTGTATAACTTTCTGCTATATCCCTTTCTTTTTCAACTAAAAAATCTACTTCTGCTTTGTCTACATTTGTAGCGTTTTCAGAACTATGTTTAAACAAACCTTTGTTACTTAATGTGTATGCAGCAAATGGTAAATAATAAACCATTGCCCAGTGAATAAGCATAGGTTTAACGTAAACCGTTAAAAGATTTTTATAATCTACAAACTCAGCTTCGTTAATATCATCGTTTAAAATCAAATCCTGTAACTTTTTGTAAAGTTTAGAACCTAAATAGTTTTGAATTGTAATATCTTGACTGATTTTTATATACTCAATAAAATCATCAGCATCTAAATTACCGTTTGTAATTGTAAATTTCTTTACATCTTCTGTACTTATTAATAATGCGTAAGCCATATCTTAATTATTATAATTTGGATGGTGTCCGTTATTTGGCATATCAATAGGTTTCATTGCCACCTCTTTAGGATTTCTTAATCTGTAACCGTATTTCTCAGCTTTGTTTGTGCTTATTTGCGTAGCGTTTGGGTTTGTTACATCTATTTTGATATTTTCAAAAGAAACGTAAGTTTGTCTTAACCATTTATGCTTACAATTAACGCCACCTTTATATAAAAATAAACTGTAGTTTTGTCCGTTATGCCCTTGTCCTGGATTTACTGAATTACTTTGTGTGTTATCAATATCTTCTTTGCGATATAATTTATCTGCTTTAATCATTTTATTGCAAAATTCACGCTCACCTATTTCGCTACCACTATATTTATAACGTGTAATAAACCTTACGCCATCAATATTTTCATCTTGTTCGCTTTTTGCGTTTGGTCTACCTGTAATTGTAGCAGCTAATTTTTGTAATAAACTTGGTTTTTTCTTATTGTTTAATGCTTCAATTTCTGCATCTAATTCAGTTTCAGTATCTAAATCTACTTCTGTTTCATCAATCAAAACCCATTCAGCACCTAAAACCTCGCCTTTGTCAATTAATTCGTTTGCAAGTTCTGGGTTTGTATGTGCAGATAATTGTGTACCTGTTTCTTCTGTTACTTGGTCTTGTGTTTGAGCGTTTTCTAAATCAGTAAATTCTAAAGGTTGAATAGTTTTAAAGTATAATTTTAACTTAATACCATTAACAGCTAAAATAATATCTAACGCATCAATAATTTCTAATTGATATGGTTTAATAACTAAATTATCATATAACAAAGTAGCTGTTTTAATTTCATCAGCATTGTTACTAAAACCACCACCTGCATCACGAATACCTAAAAGCATTGGCGAAGTAACTCTATGTCCTACAACTAATTTTTCAAAACATTCTTTACTTAAATACTCGTAGTGTGCAGGTGCATCATTTAAAGGAATATCATCTACAGTAGTTTTGTTTTCTACCGAGCTGTTAAATCCTACAATTACTTTTTCACCCCTTGCACCTGTTAATTTTCTTTTAACCTCGTTGGCTATTTCTTCGCGTTTTTCTTCTGGTGGTACACCGTTATTAAAATTGATAACTTTTGTACCACTAAAACCATTCATTACATCGTTAATCAAATAATCGCTTATTTCTTCTTCTAACTTTGCGTAAGGTAAAGCACCACTATAATCAATCGGAGTGTAATAGTGATAACCACTAATATAAGGTTTAATAACGTAAATTTCAACTTCTTTACCATTACCAAAACCAAAAGCAGGAATTCGTTTTATTTCTTCACTTGGTTTTTTATTAGCCCAATCAGGGTGATAATACCACGCTTCAATTTCTCCTTTATCGTTACATTTTTCAGCACGTAAAGTATGCATAGGAAAATGGTCTACGAATTTAACTTCGCCTTTTTCATACCCTACCTGCATAGCAGCCATTCCTAAAAGTTTACGCTCTAAACCTATTTTCTTTAAACAATTTGGTTTAATAATAGAAATCATTTTAGCGTACTCATCAGGTTTTTTATTAGCATCTAATGCTGATATACCTTTTCCGTAAATCATATTAGATACACCTGTTATAATAGCGTTGTTAGTTGTGCTGTATAAATACCTTTCAATTAAAAAATTAAAGTAATTATTATCTAAACCGTATTCTACAAATTCACCCTTTTTACTTTCGTTTATTTGTGGTGAAGTATATGCACTTAAATTTAAAATGTGAAACATATTATTCAAATATTTTGTATTCGTTACTTGTTGTATGTTGAGTATATTGGTCTTTGTTAATTGTGTAATTTGAAATTACTTGATTTGTACAAAATACCTTATCTCTGTAAACTATATCCGTGCCATTTAAAATAGTAAGCGTATAGTATTTATTTTCTTTTATTGGGAATATTGCAGAAGTTGCTACGTAATACCTATCTATTGAAAACGTGCAATTTATTTCTGTTTCTATATTAGTTTCTTCATCTCGCAATACAATAGCATCAGCATCACTACCATAAATAATAGCGTTTAATGTTTGAGCAGTTGCTTGTTCTCTTAAGATTATCATATTGTTTTATTTAAAAACACAAAAGTTACATTTTTGTTAAAGCAAAAAAAAAGCGTATTAATTAAAATACGCCTTTTTAACACTAAATAAAGATTTCTTAAGAACCTACAACTACTGTAAAACCTGCAGCAGTTAAAGTATCACCGAT